GCTAGAGCAATTCCAGCAATTACAAAAGAAGCTTTACCAGCGTCAGAGGTTACAAAATTTGTTGTTGCCTCAACAAATCTTGTGAGTTGCTTTGTGCCTTCTAAAACTGCTGGCTTAAGTAAATCACCAAAAGCTCTTGATAAATTTTCTGTCTCATTACTAAGGTTTTTAAATACTTGAGTAGGATCATTTGCAAGTAATTGTTTTAAAAATCCGCTTCCTTCATTTCCTATTCTTCCTAAAGCCCTTAAAACAACATCACTTGTTAATTTGCCATCAGCAGCTAATTTTTTAAGTTCACCTATGGTCACACCAAGTTCTTCTGCTATTGGAGCAAGAACTGTTGGCACTTGTTCTGAAACACTCCTAAATTCATCACCAGCCAGCCTTCCTGAGCCAAGAGCCTGTGCTAGTTGTCTAAATGCGTTTGATGATTCTATCGCTGATGCACCAGCCAGTTTTGCTGCCGTATTAAATCCAAAGAATACTGTCCTTATGTCCTCAACTGATGTTCCAAGTGGAGCCAGTCTTGCTGTTATATCTGTCACACCTTCCAAAGCTTCAGTGGCACTTAATCCAAAAGCTTTCTGTGCATCTGCCGCAATCTGTTGTGATTTTGCGAAATCTGCACTGCTTTTCGTAAGTAAACCAAGTCTTACATTTAATTTTTCAAAGCTTGCAGAGGTGTTAACTGCTTGTTTCGCTAATAATCCAATACCAATTCCAGCAATAGCTGTTCTAAGGCCACCTAAAGCTCCCTGTAATTTATTAGTTCTTTGTTGAACACCAGCAAGTGCCCTATTAGCATTTGTCGCATCAACTTTTAACCTTACGACTGCTTCTGCCACAAATAAAAAAAACCTTTATCCTATATTACCTCGAATTGCGTTTTTGTCGTTGCAATGCCCTCTTTTCTTCGTCATACTTTATTTCATAATATCCAGCCCAATATATTAGCTCTGCCTCAGTCATGTTAAGCCTGAGTTCTTGCACTGTTTTACCAAGTTCTGTTGCTAGGAAAAACTCAAACCTAAGCCAAGTATCCCCTTTTATTCTTTTTTTGCTAAATCAATATCAAGCTTTATATCATTTAAAAATAGTTCAAGGTCATTTAATACTTTTTCTGGAAGCTGTCTTTGCAACATAGGTGCATCTGACATATCAAAAGCAAGACTACCATCTTCTTTTTCTGCCATCTGACAAAGAAGTTGAGTTGACACAACTAAAGCGTCAGCATTTGGGCCAGCTAATTGTTGAGCTTTGACCCTTGCATACCTTGTGATCGGTCTAAAGTATAAAGTCATAATGACTTCATCTTTCGAGTTTTTAACGTCAAACTTACGTCTTGTGACCATTTCATCTTGAAACGCCCCAAGCAATACCTCTGCGGATCTTTTAGTTGTCATAAATAATTGCGAAGAATTTTACTTTTTAGATTGCTGATGTAATTGTGCCAGATGGCTTGAATGTGATGCTGATTGTATTGACATCACCTAAAGATGAGCCTTGCTCAAAGTTTGTTATAAGGCCGCTGAAGCTAATCTTTTTAGTTCCGCTTGCACTATCAGGGAAAAGTTCAAATGACGCTGTTGCTGGATCGCCAGTAGTCAAGATACCGTCCATAAAAGTTGCAGTCTCACCAGATGCGGCGTTGTCATATACTAATTCAGCAGAACCCTCACCTTCAATAAGACCACCAACAAAAGATTTGAAAGTGTCACCTTGAACAGTTGTTTCTTGGGTATCTTTAGTAATAGACATAGACCATGATCTAGTGCCTAATACTGGGTTGACTGAAGAGCCGCCATCATCAAATTTGACTTGCCCGACATCACCTTTTACAGCAGCCATAACAATAAAAAGAAATATTTATAATTATATTAACCTTTTTTTGGTTTTTTTACAGCTTTTGTTTTTTGGCTTTCCATATATCGCCTACATTTTGGATCCCAATACTTTGGATCTCTTCTACCTTTAACAACTTCGATAGCGTCAAGCATTTCTTCTGTGAACTCAATCATGGTACAAGTGCCTCATATAATTCAAATGTTATTCTAATCTGCGTCTGAAATTTGCCTTCTGGTGTTGATTGAAATATCTCAGGCCCTACTGGTGGATCAAATCGTACATCAGAAACTGTAATTCTGTTAAATAAATTTCTTAGCCTTTGTGCTATGGCAAAGTTAGCCCCTGCTCCTAGTCCCTGCTCTGTATATATATTAAAAATAGTAAGACCCACAACAAGATTAGTTGCTGTGGTAGCTGAATTGGGTGCTTGCTGTGTAAGGTATTCACTTGATCCAAAACTTGTAATACATTGAATATATTGATCGACATTTGAAGCATCAAAGGGAATATTATTAAATACTAGAGGAATTGACGGCCCAATTCTAAACTCATCATTTAATCGTTTTTCAATAGTAGCTCTAACTGTATTTAAATTTGTAGCTGTCATCAAAACCTCCCAAATTGTCTGTTGATATATATTTCAAGCTCTTTACCTATAAGTGCGGGAAAGCCCTCAACTGTGTTTTGTCTTGTCCTGTAAATACCGCCCCATGATGGTGGTTTATTAACACCAAAACAAACAGGTTCTGCATAAACAACATTATTTGTGACACTGCCCTCAAACCTTTTAATATTCGTCTGCCATGCACTTCTGAGCCTTCCAGTATCAACTGGTGTTGCTTTTTTTACTCTTCTAGTCCATTCAAGCGTTGTTCCAGCTACAGCATCAACAATCAGATCTTCGTAAAAACCTTTTATCTCTGTGACCTTTATTCGTCTTGCCATTTTTACCTCAAGAAAATATCAAAACTTATAGCTGTATTATCTTGCTCATTTGTATTGATCTGAACCACCTTATATTCTGTTCCGCTTATGACCACCCGATCAAATGTTGTTGGAGTAAAAGTTATATCACCAGCAGATATAGTAAGTCGTTTGTCTTGACTTGAAACTAGGTCAGTCACCTCAGACCTTGTTACGTTGCTCACGACACCCTTTATACTGACATCTGATTTAACCTCACTCATTGATCCGCTAGTTGGGTTGTATATTCCAGTCGTCACTCTTCTATAAGTAATGTCGCCACCAAGAGCCTTAATTGTCTTTGAAGCTGCTTTTTTTAGTGCTGAAGCAATGCTCATAAGTAATAAGCTATAACCTGACCACTAGCTAAAGTAATACTTGTTATGACACCACAAACTTCTGATGACGCTTTCATAGTAATACCGTTTATAGTTGATGATCCATTTTCAGTAATGTTCTCAGCAACAAATGTGGCACTTGCATCTGTCAAACAATGAACTTTTCCAAATCTGCCAGTATGGGCATTTGTATCAGTAATGATGATTGCGGCTGGATATTCGTATCCCATTTTTAAGACCTCTTGATTGATAGATTAGCACTTCCACCTATTCTAATGCCCTTCAAATATTGGTCAATGATAGGTGGTATGCGATCAACTCCTACTCTTCCGTAAAAATTAGGAGTTACGTTTATATTGCCAATACTCATTGCGGCAAAGTCCTCAAGCCCACTTAAACCGATTCCATCTTTGTTGTTATTTAGATAGACAGCAAGTTCAATCTGTGCATCTTTTACAAGATCAGGTATTTCTGTATCTGTGTAATAGTCAGCAAGAATCCTGTTAGGAAAGGATAGACCATAAAGGTTTGTATATTGGTCTGGAACACGAACACCGCTGCGTGGCCACTGCCTCGCTTGTGTGTCAGATGCTTTTGCTCCTAAAAATTCCTCACGATCAATTCGTCTAGTGCTTGAAAATAATGCACGATTTTTTTCATCATCAGTACTATTTCCCCAAGCAACAACATCATCAGACTGAGTTAGTCCTTCAATAAAAGAATTTGCCTCAGCTAATGTGACATAGCTATTAGCTGTCGCACTGCCGACTGTCGCTACTATTGTGATCGCCATTTACAGATACCTTTTGAGTCTTGCGTTTGGATTTTGGCTTTGAGGTGGAAACTGAAGCCGCCTTTTGAGCAGCTTCGTTTTGTTCCCTCATACGCCTAAAAGCGTACATTCCCATTAACTTGAAGCACCTTTTAGAGCTACAAAGTTAATAACAATCGCTTCACTTAATGAGCCAGCAGAAACGTTAGCAACAGTCACTTTGAAAGATCCTGATGCCATTGTATTGGCGTTCACTAAATATGAACCAGCAGTTCCAGCAGATCCATGACAAGCTACAACAACATCAGTTGCTGCAATCTTGCTGTTTGTCACTGTGAAAGTTACTTCAGCCGCAGCCGCTAAAGCTGCGTTATTCATTGTGATTTGACCTGACTCTGTATTAAGAGTTACACCTGTTGATTTGTCGGTGGCTTGAGTTACTGTGCCGCCTGTTGTTGGGCCTACTAAAGACCCAGCAGTTACATCAAATAAAGATGGCATGATTAATTACCTCTAGTCGTTATTAGAAACAACGGTAGCTCTTACGATACCGATATTCTTTGTTTCATAGACTTTCGACCAAGAGCCTACAGTTTCAAGAACTGATCTGTTTGGGTTAACAGTTGTCACTGCATACTTCAACCCTACTGGGTGATAAATGTAGTGAAGATCAACTGACATTGCCTCTTCTAGCGCAAGAATATCTCTGTCAGTTTGTGTTCTGATCGGAGCTTGCTCACCAGTTACTACAGCACCAGCAGTGAACATAAATACTGAATACTCAGTTGATGATCCAGAGCCTGTTGTAGGAATATCGTCAGAAACGATTACATTCAACCCCATGAATTGAGGTACTGTTGGGCTACCAAATGCGTTTTGAATAGAACCACCAGATGCTGTAGCACCACCACCATTAATGTCAGCAGCAAGAACAAAATCAACTGCTCTTCTTTCAACAAGATCGTAGTAACACTTTGAGTGCATTGCGATTGTTGTAAGTTTGCCGCCTTGATCGCCTAGTAGTGACTGAGCCTTTGCAACGTGTCTTGGACTCAATGTTGTAGGTGTATCACCTGACTCAGAATCAATAGTAAGATCAAACAATGCTGAACTACTTGAGTTTGCATTGATAGAACCAAAAGCACCAGTCAAGCAAGAATATAGATCCTTCTGTTTCTGGTTGTTTACATAAGCAGCCATTTTTTGAGCAATAGCAGCCATTGGATCTGTACTGCTACCAACTGCAAGACTAGCCAAATCTCTTGAACTGAAAGCACGACCTCTGTGTAAAACAGCAGCGATCTGGTTATCAGCTTGGATTTTAGATGGAGTTAATGATGTTGAATCGGATAGAACCTCAAAATCTCCAGTTAAGTTAGCTTTATAAAAAGGTATTTTTACAAAGTCGCCACCAGCGGTGGAAGATAGATTTAACTCTGCCAAAGGTTGCACAACCCCACTTTGTAGAAAGCTATCTGTCTGAGTAGTAGCCTCAATTAAGTAGGGTGTAAACACCTCTGGAATAATTAAATCACTGCGAACTGTCGCCATGTGAATTAATAAGAATGTTTACTTCGAGGCACAACCTCTGACATGGCACAA